CTTCAAGGGCGCCAACATACTCACCCAATTGTGGATGCCGTCCAAAAGTGCGTTTAAGAAATGTGCATTCTCTCAGTGGTTTATACTGGACAGTATGCACTTCCTTCGACGCATTTGTGAATTCTATGCCGATCCTCCTGAGTTCTTGACTCAGTGTTGCCATACCAAATTCAATGCCATTGGCTTCCATTGCTGGAATGTTGAAATTCATCACTAAGTCGTCTCCATACGTTAAGTTGGACACTACTTCATGATACAATGGAATACGCGCGACATCTCTGTTTGCGGCATAGTAACAATATCGTGTTAACAAAGCATTTTTCCCAGAATTCCATTCAACAGTGCCGGAAACACCAGAAGGACTCTGTGACAAACCTGAGAACACTAGACCATCCATTTCAAAGATGGGATAAAGGAACTCAGTTGCTACTCCGTCAAACAGCGACAAGATCTCTTCGTCAAAACCACACTCTTCCAAAATCCACCTCCAAACATCTGCTGTGGCCTTCCCAAAGGATGGGTCTATGGTTTGATCAAATGCTGCATAATCACCGTCGCCACAATGAGAGTCCCCAAACTTGGTCAAGTACTCAACCATGAAGGCCCAATCTCTACCAGTAGCATTCACACCAACAGCACATTCAAACACTGTTGGAAAACACTTCATGACATTGAACTTAGCAAGCAGAATCATGCGTGTTGCAATCACGTAGTGCAATGGAGCACCCGTAAAAACACGAATCTTCTTCGCGTCAATTTTCTTCTTCGTCACTGGTTCATCTTTCAAGTTGCACCGGAAGATGACATTGTGTCTGAAACCATCAGCCCATGACTGGAGCATTTCATCAACGTGTTGCTCCACATCGTACATTTCTTTGTCAAAATTCAATTCATAGACATACTGAACTTGTCCATCAACTTCTACTTTTCTGACGAAACGAACTGTGTCAAGGCCAAGTTCTTCAGCCAATTCACAGTGTGCCAATAGTTTCCACTTGGGAAAATTCAATGGCCAGCCAACCGAGCTCGTTGGGTTCACAGGCTCAAATCCTTTCTCACTTGGCACACCATTAAGTGCATCATAAAATGTAATTGTATGCACATATTCCCGAATTTTCGGAATGTATGGTGTGATTTTAGTCATGAGATCATCACGAGCAAGAGCAACATATTTTGGGTTGACAATTTTGTGATCTTCACTGATCGAGCCACGTGTTAGAAACTTATGAAAGGAAGGCCTGGCAGCCTCACGCTGTGGTGCAAAATGGAGTCTTTCGACTCCAAATTCCCTCTCAACAAGGTGGGCCATAGGAGATACCACAACATCACTTTTGAACTTGCTCAATGGTTGATCATGT